TATCTTGCTGTACCTTGAAAGCCTTATTCTTATGCTTGTAGAGGACAGCTACCTTGTTTTTGAATGAAGCGAAAGCTTCATCGGACTTGTCGAGAGCGGACATCTCGCTAGCGAGAAGTTGACGATCTTCATCATCAAATTCGTATTCGCTGTCTAGAGAAGCCATTCTTGAACTGAAAATTTCTTGTGAAGCTTGTGAAGAAATAACGCTTTCTAGTTCTTGAAGCTTGGCAATTGTTTCATTGAGCTTCTTGTTATTCTCCTCAAGATCGTTATGTAGTTTTTCGGCGCGAGCGATAGCTTCGGCCTTAGCGATTTCTGAATTTACTAATTCAGCTTTGATTTCATCGCTCTTGTTTTTAATTTTATCAGCTATCTGTGCAGAGATGCTTGAAACAGATTCTTCGCTGAAGTATACCTCTTCTTGCTTTTCAGCAAGAACAGTCTTCATTGCGGCTATAATTTGTTCTAAATCCATAATTTTAGTTTTGGTATTATTTACAGGTATATCTGAAGTTTGTGAAAGTTTTTTATTAATAAGATTTAACAAAGTTGAAGAATTTACTTCGATTGATTCTGTTTCTGGTTCATTATCTTCATTTTCTTTAGTAATTGTCTCACCATTATCAATAATTACGCCTTGAACATCGGCGGCTGGATTTGTAGTGAAAGCAATACCTAATGGATAAATTCTTCCGGTAACTAAACGGTAAATAGGAGTACCATCATTCATGAATCCAGAACCACTGAAACCTTTTAGATATTTCTTAAATTCATTAATTTGTTCTTTTTTGCTAATGATTTCAGCGTCTTTTAGATTGTCGCTACCAACTGCAATTAAATAATCATTAAATCCAATTTCCCAACTAGCACTGATTCTTTGATACAAATTAGATTCTGGATCATTCGAATTGATTAATGCATCAGCGAAATCTCTATCAACTGTTTTATAAACAACTGCCGCCAAACCTATATTAAAAGGATTAAATTGTTGAACTACTTCATTTACATCTAGAACTCTATTATCACCATAAGAAGTAAAAGCTGCATTAACAATGTGACCAACAACTTTGTTTCTCTTGTGTTCAATGTTTGTTGGCTTGTGTATAAAATAATCTTTAAAAGCAATAGCTGTGTCAGTATCAATACCATCTCCATTTTTATTAAACTTATTCACAACGGCGGCATTAAATGCAGCACCAACCAAATCAATATTTTTATTTAAATCAACACTTGGAGGAATAATTGATCTTAAAGACTCAAGCGAAGCTTGAGACAACATCATCTTCTTATCAAAATTTAACGAAGCTGATACAACGTTATCAAATGTTGTTCTATATTGAAATCTAGACATAATATATAAAATTACACAGAATACTTAGTGCTGTGATATAATAAGCTTGATGCATATGTATCTAACTGATGTTCAGTAGATATATTTTGAATCTCAGAAAGCACATTTAATTTATCTAACAAAGATGGATCGCTAACTACTTTTGCGCCCAAATCCTTCCAAGCTGAACTTTCAGAACCGACAATAATCGCTTCGCTGATACCTTCAGCTAATTTCTTTTGTTCAGCATTTAATGTCTTTTTGCTATACTTTTTCTTTAAGCATAATTCTACTATACCGTATAAAGACTTTGTTTCTTCAAGAGTTTTAGCTAGAGCGTTTTTAGAGAATGTAGAAGTAGTTTTGCTGCCCGAAGGTCTGCCTTTTTCTGTAGGAGTTTTATTTGTAGATTGAGGAGCAGATAAATTCGAAGGCGATACTGACCCTTCACCCATAGCTGGAGACACCATTGGAACACCACCAACAATAGGATTATAAAATCCTTTCTTTCTCTCTTCGACGAACTTTTGTTGAGCTGCGACTAACTCTTCTTCAGTTGGATATATACCAGTTTCAATAACCTTAATACCTTCTTCTGGAGGAAGAATGCCAAGCTCCATCATGCGAGTAACAACACGATTGAATTGTGTTTCATCCTTCAATGAAACTTCTTCAAACTTAGCTAGAGGACACTTACCTTTGAATCCTAAATTCTTAAATATTATTTCTATTTCTGGTTGTAGGAAATCATTCAAGAAAGCTGCGCGAGATTCTTTCAATCTCTCAAAGAACACTTGAGCTTTAACTGTCGTATTAGAGAACTTTTCAGAACCAATTAATATATTCTGCAATCCTTCTTTAATATCTTCATTTACGATGCGATATTTTTCATAGCCCAAAACTTTATGCATGTCTGGAATAACGAATTCAGCCTTTGTTGTATAGTCCGCGATAAGAACGCGACCAACAGATTCGTTGTTCATCAAGCCTTGCATCGCTCTCATATTCTTATGGTTAATACCACCTTTTGAAGGCTCATTACCCATAGTGATCAATAAAATTACATTCTCAATTGTGCGACAAATAGCTTGATCAATCTTCTTCATTTCAAGCTTGAAGTTAATATCATCTAATACTGGAAAACCAAATGGAACTGCGAAAGGTTCATAGTCCTGCTTCTTGTAGAAAGAATAAATAATATCTGTTGGATTCAATTGAATCTTAACACCGTCTCTTGCCCATTGACCTCTTCTGACTTTATCCTGAGCTTGTTCATCCAAACTATCAAACAACATCTTGTCTTGATCATTTTTTGGATTTTGTAGTCTTTCTAGTTCATATTCTGAAAGAATCTTTTGATAAATAACTTTTTTCCAAGAAGTTGTGCGGCTAACAGTTAAGTAATAAGGATTCAACAATGTATACTGTATAGGAATAAGATTCTTAATATCAGGATCTGTCGGATAACTCATTACATTCCAGTCAGTAGGATATGACTGACCATCGTAGTTTGCATAGCTTTCTAGAATTTTAGAAAAGTCTTCAATGTCAAACTTAGCATTTATCTTATAAAAGAAAACATTACCGCTTCTATAGTATTCGCGAAAGTATTGATCTTTTACATTCCAAATCTTGATGTACTTCATCCAGCGCATGAAGAAGTCTTTTGACTTCTGACTGCCGCCTTCTAAATAAATATTAGCATTAGCAAATTCAGACATGATGTCGATAGCATTTCTGAAAATAGCTACGTTAGCATAAGCTTTTTGACACAATTCAATAGCATCACGAACATTGTAACCATTAATTGATACTTCGAATGGCAAAAGACCTTCACGAATATTCGCGTACTTATAAATTTTTGGTCCAAGATAAGCTAAATTTCTTCTTAGATTAGTTGGATCACCATTACCATTTCTTTCGTAATTAGCCTTAGATTCAGAATAAAAAGGCATACCAGTGAGACTTGGCTCACCACTGTTATTCTCTAGAATCTTATCCAGAGGCTGATTATTTTCGTCGTTGCCTTGACTGAATTGATTCCAATATTCTGATTTCTTCGTGTATTTACGACTCATATCTATTATAGTTACACATCATGACTTTGAAAGTGACTTTTTAACTTTAACCAATAAACATTGGTTCAAATGTGTAAGCGTCTTCATCGACTTGGAAAGCTTGTAAATCAAAAAAGATTTTTGCCATCCAATTACCCAATACTAATGCTGAATAACTATCTTTTCTAGGTTTATCTGGACCAGATTTACGTTTTAAGTTAGCTGGAAGATCGAAATTCTGCAAACCTTGTGCTGAAGTTGTTATTTGTATAAGAGCGCACTCTGTTTTTGTCAGAAGTATCATGTCTGACAAATGTTCAACAAAGTCGATCATTTTGGCTTCTTCATTTTCTTTTTCGCTATCTAATACATTTGAAAATTTAAGATTAGAAATGCCTATATGTTTACGAGTTTGGCTTCTGAAATTATCATCAATTGCTCTGCTTGCGAAATAAATACGTCGATGATCAAAGTTAGCTTGTAACAACTCATTTGCTAAACGTATCCAACTTGAAGTTGGTTTTCTCAAAAATACATATTTGAAATCAGATTTATTATATTCTGATTTAGCAGTAAGTATGTTTTGTGCGTACTCTTCTGGACGTTCGAATTCTGTTGCTATAGATTTTAAATTAATACCAGCATCAATAAATACTTCGCTTTCATTACATGAGTTCATGAACTGAACACCACCGTTATAGTCCATACAGATAGCAACGACATTGAAGTTCTGAAGAATATATAAAAAGTATTTGATATGATCTTTTAATGAAGATCCTGAAAGAGCGTAAGAATGGACTAAAGTCGCAATTTGTTTTTCTCTATTTATCTTTAAAACTTGGATAGCAAAATCGTCAGACGATTCTGTTTCTGACCAAGAAGGGTCAACTGAAACTATATATTCATCTACAGCATTACCAACTACTTCTACAGAAGGTGTTTCGCCGTCAGGAACAGTACATAAAGCCATTTTGGATATCTTGAAATATCCAGAGCTATCATCTGTGAATTGAGCGCCAAATTCTCGCAAGAACTGTGATTCACTCATTGTTGCTTTAGCTTGGTTAATTAGATTCTGATCGTACAATTGTAATGGCGCACAATCATAAGAAAATTGCATAACACAGCGTCTTGTGCTTTCTTTATTCTTAGGATTAAAAATCAAATTCTCATACTGTTCGTATAACTTATATAAATATTCGAATTTAAAAGAAGCAGACGAAAGAGCTATCAATTTATTATTAGGCCATTGATAACGGTCTTCCTCTTTCATTTCGCCTTTTTCAATCAACTTAGTTTCTATATTATAAAGCTCTTCTCGCTGAGTTGGATTTTGAACAACAGACAAGAATGGTACAATTACTTCGTTATAAATACGTTCAGGCATCAATAGAAACTCGTCAATAATGATACGATGAAAACGGAATCCGCGCAGTTTTTCACCATCACCCAACGGCAAAGCGCGAATACGGCTTTTACCGATCTCCATTACCCATTCATCATTCGATTTAGATATCTTGGTAATACATTGTTTTAAAAGATAAGCTTCTGGTTTCGCGGCAATATCTTCAATCTTTTTAAATATCATTTTCGACTGACGAAATGAACGTGACAATATGCCAGTCTCAACTCCTTGATTTAATATAGCGTCAAGTACAGCATAAATACCTGTGGTATAAGATTTACTCATACCACGCGACCATACTCCAAGAAAGTAATCGCTTTCCAACATGCCTTTAATGGCCATATGTTGAAAAGGAAACAGCTTCACTCCAGTTATTAAATCTGTAGTGAAAGTTGTATTGTTTCTTAAGAACTGATAAAACAACAACTTAGCTTCTTTCTCTTCAAGAAAGCCTTCTTTCTTGAGAAGCTCTTCATTGCTGATTAAATAATTCTTTCTTTGTTTCTGATTACCAGTTTCCCATGCACACATTTGCTTTTTCTTTCTTTCTATTTAAATAAATATTAGCGTCTGAATATAAATGCGAACAAGCTTTTTTTGTTACTGAATTACCATTAAGTCGAAAATGCATTATTTTACCTCTTTTTTGAAAATTATTAGACTTAGATCCAGTAATTTTTTTGATATAAATAGCAAAATTTTCAACTATATCTTTAGTTCCATAAAGACCAATACACCATGAATATTTTCTATCTTTTGGTGTAAATCTGATTATAGTTCCATCTCCATCTACACAGCCTCTCCAAAAAGATTTTTGTAAAATTTTATTTTCAAAAAATAAAGATTTTGCTGTTAAAGATTTTTTATTATTAATCCCTAAATTATTCAGTTTATTAGCCATGTAAATATTACTAATTATCAATCTACAGCGATTTCTTTTTTCATCTTTAAAAATCGGCCCTGAATAATTAATACATTTTTTAAATTTTTCTAAATGATCTATATCTGATAGCTGAAGCTCTATTGATATATAAGAAATTTTATCTCTTTTTATTCCTATATAACCATCTGCAATTAAAAAACCTAACCAATAGGCTTTTTCTTCACAATCAATTAAATCAAAATAATTTTCATTTAAATTATAACGTCTTTTACCACTCATTTTGAATTATCTATAAAATATTGTAAATCTACCTGCCATAACGCTTTACCATGATATAAAATTTTAGGTATTATATCTACAGATTTATTTCTATTACCAGTAAATACGAATTGTATATGTCTAGGATATTTATGACACAAGTTACGCATATTATGAAAAACGTATTCTAAATTTGTTTTTCTATTATACTTCTTTTGATTTATTAGTATATTATTGATACTGCTTTCTACAACTACGAATAGATAACAATTAAGTTCTACTGCCTTAATTAGTTCTCTTTCGAATCTTTCGATTCCTGAAGCCATAGTGCCAAGAAAATCTGATTCGCTTTTTCTATCAACGAATGTATTTGTAAAATATCGCTTATCTGCAATTAAATAGTCGCCGACAAATATTTTTTCTATCTTAGAGTTTGTGAACTTCAAAGCATCTTGTTCTCTCGTATCTATAAGTATAGGCAAATGAGAGACATCGGTTTTATTAAAAGCTTCTGGTAGATTTTTATTATACAGAGGTTCTATATTCAATAACTTACAAGCAGCAGTATATGAATTAAAATGCTTTTTATAAATATCTAAATTTGGCAAGTTCAATGTTATCAACTCACTATGAAATGGCGCGAAATGATAATGTTTTTCATCAATTCTTTTTCTCAATAATTCGATGCATTTAGTTTTAACGATTTCTTCCGATTCCGTTTTTTCCCATTTAAGAAACTCAGCATAATCAATGAACTCTGTTTCGAAATATTGTTTCTTATTTTTAAATGGTATTTGTTGTCTATAATACAACGAATGCCTTGGAAAATGCTTA